GATCAGGCGACCGATCAGGCGACCTATCAGGCGACCTCTCAGGCGACCCATCAGGCGACCTATCAGGCGACCTATCAGGCGACCGATCAGGCGACCTATCAGGCGACCGATCAGGCGACCTATCAGGCGGAAATCGGCGCCGTGGGCGCTTGCTACGATCTCGGCGGCGATCTTGGCATCGAATGTGCAAAGCGCTGGTGGAGTGTCTACCAGGGCGGCAACATGTGGGCCGGCTATGACTGCTACCTAACAGCCTGCCGCGACATTCTTGGGCTCGAATTGACCAGCCACGCTGGCTATGCGGCTTGGGAGCAGGCTGCGACCCACGGCGGCTTCCGCGTCATGCATGAGGAATTCTGCATCGTCTCGGACTTCCCCGAAGTGTTGCGTGTGGACGATCAGAACAGACCGCATTGCGAAAACGGTCCTTCGCATCGCTGGAGTGATGGTTGGAGCCTTTATCACTGGCATGGCGTTCGCGTTCCTGCGGAATGGATTGAAAATCGTAAGACTATCAACCCTGCTGAAATCCTGCGTGCAGAGAACGTCGAACAGCGCGCGGCTGGCTGTGACATCGTCGGCTGGGCTCGGATGCTTGATGCTTTGCCGCACAAGATCATCGACAGCCACGAAGACCCGCAATGCGGTGATTTGATCGAAGTCACGCTTCCGGGGCTTCCTGAGCCCGAGCTTTACCTGAAATTCGAGTGCCCGCGTAACGGCCAAATGATGGAGGCCGTGAACAAGCGGGAACTCCAGAAATTTGACCTCAAGCATGCCCACGCTTGGCACGCCAATGTGCCGGCACGCCTCTTCTCTTACCCCCAGCAAAGGAGCTGAACCATGTCGATCTTCGACAACATCAAGGCCTGCGAACTGACTAACGCCCACGGCGAAGTGAACTTCTTCCGCATCACGGACGGAGCGCTAAACACGGCGGGTTTTACCGAGGTCAAACCGCTGAACGGCTCGTTCATTGTCGGCCACAGCGAGAGCGGCCACAACCACGTTTTGGAAGCGCACGGCGTCACGGTGACGGAGCGCACACACAACGGAATGCGCGTCCTTCATGCAATCCTGCTGGAGCCGGTTCCACTCAAGCAATCTGCTGGCGCTCCGCACAAGCAGCAGACCGTCGAACCCGGCGAATATTTCATCACGAACAACGTCGAATACAACCCGTTCCTCGAACAGGCACGGCGAGTTGCGGACTGACTGGCAACGGGCGGCGCAAATGCCGCCCACCACTCTGGAGACTGTGATGCACCCCGCCCCTGCCCGTTCACTGACTGCCGGCGAGTATCGGCGCAACGGCCTGAGCGCCCGTCGCTGGGCAATGGTCTGCGCAGATGCCGGCGAACATGAAGAAGCCCGTCACCAGATTTTGCAAGCCGCGCGCATGTTCGCGGCAGCCGACGAAATAGATCACGAAAGGAAAGTCGCATGAACACCGCAGCAAATGCGCTTGTTGAGCGCGAGCAAATTGCTCCACCAACGATGGCGACACCGGTTAGCGAGACGGCCGCAATCTTCCAGATCATCGAACGCGCGGCGCGTGACCCGAATGTTGATCTCGATAAGATGGAACGCCTGATGGCGATGCGCGAGCGGGAATTGAACCGTTCTGCCGAGCAGGCTTTCAACGAGGCCATGAAGTCCGCGCAGTCGGAAATGCGGACGGTCGGCACCGACGCCAACAATTCGCAGACGCGCAGCAAGTATGCGACCTATGCGAAGCTGGATGCGGTCTTGCGGCCGATCTACACCAGCCACGGATTTTCCGTCAGCTTCGATGAGGACGACAGCCCGAAGCCGGATCATATCCGCGTTCTCGCCTATGTGGCGCATGAGGCTGGTTTCACCCGCACCTATCGCAAGGACATGCCAGCGGACGGCAAGGGCGCGAAGGGTGGCGACGTGATGACCAAGACCCACGCGACCGGAGCCGCCGCATCCTACGGGATGCGCTACCTGCTGAAAGGCATCTTCAACGTCGCGGTTGGAGAGGACGACAAAGACGGCAACACGCCGCCCAAACACAGCGAGGCGATCACGCCGGAACAGGCGCAGACCATCCGCGACCTGATCGAGGAAACCAATTCCGACATTGAGAAAATGTGCGCGTATCTCAAGGTCGAGGCCATTCCCGACATTCTCCAATCGCAGTTTGGCCGCGTCGTCGCCATGCTCGAAAAGAAGCGGGGGGCGAATTGATGGACCTCCAGCGCACAGACGAATGGTTCGCCGCCAGACTAGGCCGCGTCACCGCCTCCCGCATCGCGGACGTTTGCGCCCGTACGAAAACTGGGTGGGGCGCCGGCCGCAAAAATTACATGGCCGAACTGGTGGCCGAACGCCTGACTGGAACTCGGCAGGAAGGGTTCACCAACGCAGCTATGCAGTGGGGCACTGACCAGGAACCGGAGGCGCGCATCGCATACGAATTCTATCGCGATGCCACAGTGGTCGAAACTGGCTTCGTTCCTCACCCTTCGATTGCCGAAACCGGCGCTTCGCCGGACGGGCTTGTCCGCGATGACGGACTGGTCGAAATCAAGTGTCCGAACACGGCGACCCATCTGGAAACGCTTCTCGGCGCCGAACTGCCGCAGAAATATTTCTATCAGATCCAATGGCAGCTTTCCTGCACTGGCCGCCAGTGGTGCGATTTCGTCAGCTATGACCCGCGCTTGCCCGAAGCAATGCGCCTGCATGTCGAACGCGTGAGCCGCGAAGACATAGTTATTGCGGCGCTCGAAAAGGACGTGATCGATTTCCTGAACGAGCTTCGGGACACGGTTCATAGGCTCAAGGCGAAATACGAGCCTGACAACGCCGATGCGCCGGAAGTGGTGCGTCTCATGGCGGCAGGTTGACCATGGCACAGACAGTCGTTCTCGACGGGCCACGCCAGCGCGCGATTGCCAAGCAGCTCATCGACCGCGCCCCGATCAATGCGGTGCTGACGATCAAGGAAGCCTCCCGCAATCTGGAGCAGAACGCTCGCATGTGGGCGATGCTTTCGGACGTGAGCCGCGCGAAGCCGGAAGGCCGATGCTGGACCCCTGAGACATGGAAAGCTGCGTTCATGCATTCGCTCGGGCATCAGATCATCTTTTGCGAGGGCTTGGATGGCGCCGGTCCCTTCCCGATGGGTTTCCGTTCCTCCCGCCTGACTGTGCGCCAGATGGCCGACCTCATCACCTGCATTCAAGAGTACGGCGACCGGCACGGCGTGCTTTGGACCGATCCGAGCTTGGAGGCAGCAGCATGACCGCCCTCGAATATCTGCGCCACTACCCGAGCGCACGTCCCCGTTCAATCGCGATCCGCTTCAAACGCGATGATATCCACGAGCAGCTTCGTAAGGAAGTTGAAGGCCGCCGCAAGGTCTCGTGGCTTGGCCGGCTGGCCTCTTGGTGGAGGCGAGCATGATGCACACCCTTGTTGCCGCTCTTGCCTTTGCGCCTGCAATCATCTTGTGCGGCGGAGCGGTTTATCTCGCTGCGCATGGCCTGTCTGGATGGGGATGGTTCCTCCTTGTCGCAAGCTTCATCGGTGGATCCTATTCCTACAATCAAAAGGGAAAGAGCTGATGGCGATGCAACTCCGCAAGGCCGCAACGGCGTTCTCGCTCCAGCCGACAGGAAAGGCCAGCCAGCGCGTCGAGAAGCCTGCCTACCTCGACTTCATCCGGTCCCTTCCCTGCATCGTGACCCGCAAGGTGCCTGTCGAAGCTGCGCACGTCTCCTACCCCGAACCGCGCGCCGGAAAGCTTGGACGCGGCAAGGGAGCCAAGGAAAGTGATTGCTGGGCTGTTCCGCTCCATCCTGACGAGCATCGCCACCAGCACTCCATGGGCGAGCGCGAATATTGGAAGGTAGTCGGCATAGACCCTTGTGTGGTCGCGGCCTTCCTGTTCGCGGCTTATCCCAATCGGGACCGCGCCCTTCTGGTCATCAACAACGTCGAGCGCGGGTCGTCATTCGCGCCGCGTCCGTTCAATCCATCGACTGGAGAAGTGGCATGACCCAGGCACCCGATTCTTGCCAACTCCCTGACACGACTAGCCCTGAAACAGGAACGAATGCGGCGCAGACAGCGAACGTCGCGCTTCTGCCATGCCCCCATTGCGGCAGCAGTTCAGCGCCGAAGCTCAAGCTATGGGATGGCGACCCGCCTATGCCCGGCTTCTATGTCATTTGCGATGCTGCTGGATGGGACGGGATGGAAGGTCGCGGCTGTGGATGCAGCGGCGCTTACGGCGAAACCAAGATTGACGCGGTCGAAGCCTGGAACCGCCGTGCCGCTCCCACCCTCCCGGCAGACGAAAAGGGGCTGGTGGACGAATGGCGCTCGCCCGACGAGATGCCAGACACGCCCAAGGGGACCGAGCAGAATTTCATCGTAGCGGTGCGCCGGGCCAGAAGCGGCAAAGTCTATTCGTTCCCGTCCGCCTACCTGAACGCCTACCCGCTTCGATACGAATATGAGTGCCCGAAGGGCGAGGGTTGCGACGGCAACGGCTGCGAAGATGGTTGCCCGATAACGGGTTGGTACAGTGCGACCGGCGATGGCGAGGATGGATTGACCTATTCGCCCATGTACATGGACCCCGGCGACGAATTTCTAGGCTGGCGCAAGGTGCCTCAGTGGCCCGCCTCCGCAGATATGGAGGGGTGAGAGATGGCGAAGCACACCCCGGGACCGTGGCAATGCTACGCTGATCTGCCGAGTACCGAACCGAATTGGCATATCGTAACCAACGCAAGCCGCATGCGCGTGCTGGCGAACGTCCACATCGAGCCGAGCAACGATACCGACGAAGCGAACGCTCGCTTGATCACCGTCGCGCCAGAGCTTTTCGAGGAATTGAAACGGCTTCGCCTCGCCTACGTGAATCTGCTCGAAATCGGACGGGATCGCATCATTGCATTTGGCGGCTCATGCGATCCCGTTGATGTCATGGAAGCCTCTGACCCAGCTTTGCGCTCGGCGGACATCATTATCTCCAAAGCGGAGGGCCACCAGCATGCCTAACACAGCACCGCGCGTGAAGGCGCTGGCCGAACTGCTCGATTCCGTTCTCGGAAATCCGGGTAAATCGGTCTCGGCAGTTGACAGGGTGCGCCTCTTTGCCGACGGCGATTGTTCGTTCGAATTCTACATGGAAGACGCGCAAGAAGTCGTGAACCTACTGGATAGGGTTGCCGCCGAGCTTCGCGCCGCTCTTGAGCCGCAGGAGGCCGAGCCGGTGGCGTGGGCATACGAGTTTCATGACTTCGGATCGGTGTGGAAACGGCACGTCATCCTGAACCGCCCAGATGGCGGCGCGAGCCCTCCGACGAAGCATTGCGGTTCGGCTGTGCGCAACGTCTGCCCCCTCTTCGCCGTCCCCGCCTCAGAGAAGGCGGAACAGCTATCGAACGAACCGAGAAACCTCGGCAAACCCTTGCCGAATGACCCTGAAAATGTCCCCAAAAATGAGAACATCGCACCCGCCTCAGAGAAGGCGGCGAGCGAGGTGAGTTTCATGCTTCGTGACCTTATCGAACGAGCGCAGGAGCTTATTCCACTGACATACGTCAACTGGCACGACAGCGCCAAGGTTGCGCTTTCACAGCCAGTGCAGGGCTGGCAGACGATGGACAGCGCGCCGAGAGACGGCAGTGCGTTTATGGTCTACGTCGCGCAAAGTGACCTGGGTCCACATTGGTTCGCTCCAGTCAGCCGCACTCTCAATGGCGAATGGTGGGACGACAGTACGGGCGAACAGATCGAGCCGATAAAGGGCGCGACCCACTGGATGCCTCTCCCCGCCGGCCCTGCCGCCAAGGAGGGCCAGTAAGATGGGCATCACCTACGGCGATCATCTCATCGACAGCGGCTATTTCGACATCACGCCCGAGCAAGAGCGCGAAATCGAGGCCCGCGAGGAATGCGCTCGGCAGGGCATCGACCCCGAAGAGATTTGCGCGGACGGCGGTGTGACGGCTTGGATGGTCGTGGATCGCGAGCGGGTAGCTGACGTTCTGGACCCGGAAGTTGGCTTTCCGTCCGACGACCTATTGCGCTGCATCCATGCGGACATTGAAATTCGAGGTCGGAAGAACCCGGCATTCGCAGTCAGCGTCCACCATCGCAATATCGTCCTATCGGCAGTCGCAAATGCGCTCCGATGCTCTCACCTCTTAACGTGGGGCGAGTGGCTGGAGCATTGCGACTGTCGCCACCACGGCGACTGTGACGGCTCCTGCACGCATCCAGACCCGACTAAGGAGAATGCGCGCCATGGCTAAGCTGATCAGCTCCGACGCGATGTTTTTGGGAGGTTTCCTTTTTGGCTTGATGCAGCCTGAAAAGGGCCAAGTCACCTTCAAGATGAACGAAAGCCGCCCGTCGAAGCGTACGCAAGACGCACTGGATGAATTAGTTGAGGCTGGGATGGTCTCGGTCGAACCATTCAACCACTATGGAGGCTTCGTCTACACGCCGCTTGTCTCTTTCAAGCGACCTTCCACGGCGCTGGCAAAACGCATCGGCCATTGGCCAATCACCGAGCCAATCGAAGCAGGCCGCGCCGCTCTAGCCAAGGAGGCGCAGGACCATGGTTGAGACGATTTCCCTGTTCGCGCTTCTTATTGTCGGCCATTCGCTGGCGGACTTCCCGCAGCAAGGTGACTATCTGGCCAAGCTGAAAAACCGCTTTGCCCCACTTCCGGGCCAAGGTTGGTATCATGGCCTTTTGAACCACGCGGCAATCCACGGCGGATTTGTTGGCGCGATCGTCGGTCTGATGACTGGATCGCAAACCACTGGCCTCGTCTTAGGGCTTACCGAGTTCGTTGCTCATTGCGTCATTGACGACACCAAGTGCCGTGGCCGCCTCTCTTACGATCAGGACCAGATGTTGCATGTCATGTGCAAGGTCGTGTGGGTCGCAGCGATCGGGGTTTTCCAATGAAGATCGAGGAAATCGCTCTCAGGAACCTTCACTCGTTCGTGGCCAGCGCCACATTCAAAGGTGGCGAAACTGACCGACAGTCCGCGTCGAACTGTATTGATTTGCTTGCCGCCCTCCAGCGCCAGCTATCCGAAGCCGTACAGGGACGGGATGAGGCGGAGCGGGAACTCGCCATTGAAAAAACTCGTAGCCATGGCGATTGGTCAAACCAGCGCGAAAACGACGCCCTGACCATCCGCTTCTACGAAATGAAGGAGCGAGCCGAGAAAGCAGAGCGGGAGCGGGATGCGGCACAAGCCAACGCTTTTGACGCGGCAGTGGCCCACGGCAACGCAAGACGGCACGCGGATGCCGCCGAAGCCGAGGTAGCGCGGCTGCGCGAGGCGCTTCCGCTGGTTGAAACCGCCCTCTCCCATGCTTCATTTGCCCTCGACGGCGTTATTGCCATGGATGACGAGGACATGGGCAAGGATGGCGGAAGCGCTACTTGTCAGGACACCCAACGAACGGTTGATCGCGCGTTGAAAAGTCTTCGCGCCGCTCTTCAGCGTGGAGAGCCGAAATGAGGGCGACCACACTTCCAGCCTTTGGCGACATCCGTCTTTCATGCAGCGAAATCATGCCAGACGACTGCATGGCGTTGACGCGCAACGGCAAAATCGTGTGGGTAGGCAAGTTCGGCTCACCTATCGAGGACGCCGACTTTGACGGTATGATTCTCGCGCCGAGCAAATACGCCCTGTTCCGAGCCCTTACAGGAGGCGGGGATGGCTGAACGCGAACTCAGGACCAGCGAGTTGGCGAAACTGTTGGGAGTAGACCCGAGCCTGCTTCGAAAATGGAAGGCTCGCGGGCTGTTGAAACTCGCCCCTGGCGGAGTATCGGGCCAAGGACGGTCAGTCGAATGCTACTGGAGTAACGCGGCGGTCGAAGAAGCCAGACAGTTGAAAGCGTCACTGCGTAAAACTCGTCCGCGCCTGCCGCTCCCCGGAGGTGGCAATGACTAGGGCGCGGACAATGGAGGAGGCTGCTGAGCAGCTTCGAGTATCGCGACGTTCCATGCAAGAGATCGTGAAACGCCACCCTTTCTATTACGTGAACGGCCACAAGAAGCTGTTCACGGAAGCCGACATCGCCGCTATCGTGGCAGGACTGCGCAAGGAAGCCGTAAGATGGCCCTCAAACTCAAGCCGCCACGCAAAAGCAAATCGCCCAACTACACGATACGCGGAACCTATCTCGGGGTCAGCGTTGACCGAACTACAGGAACTCCTGTCGAAGCCACAGCGAAGCAAGTCCTCGCCGCGATCAAACGCGACATCGAACGTGGTCGCCTTGCGGAACCGGTAGCCGAGGAACAGAAGGAACCGTTATTCGAGGAAGCCGCTCTTCTGTACATCAAGGCTGGCGGCGATCCCCAATATCTCGGCAAGTTCGACGCCAAGGCCAAGGTCTGGATCGGGGGCGTCATCCCGCATCTGATCGGGAAACGTCTTTCGGAAGTCACACAGCAGATCATCGACGAAACGGCAGTCGCACTTTACCCGCACGCTTCAGCAGCCACACGTAACCGGCAGGCCTACACTCCCATTTCCTCAGTGCTCAAGCACTCCGGGCACGATTTCAAAGTGCGGCGCCCAAAAGGATGGCGCGGAAAGCAGCGCGTTGATTGGCTGAAGCCCGAACAAGCCTTTCGATTGATCACAGCAGCATTCGAGTTTCAGGAAGAGTTCGGAGCGTTCCTTGTGTTCCTGCTCTACACCGGCGCGCGCCTCAACGAAGGACTATCATTGACATGCGACCGGCTCTCGCTCTCCGAGGCCTTCGCCTATCTGCCGCAGACCAAGAATGGCGATCCGCGAGGCATCCATTTGCCCCCGTATGCGGTCGCGACTTTGGCGAACCATCCACGCGGCCTTGATCGCGGCAAGCAGAAGGTCTTCCGCTACAGGAAATGCGGCCGGCTATACACTTGGTTCGCCAAGATCAAAGTGGCGGCCGGCCAGGACCTCGATCACGTGACCTTCCACATGCTCCGGCATACCTGGGCAACATGGATGCGCCGCTATGGCGGATTGGATACTCGTGGCCTAGTTGCCACGGGCACATGGAAGGACCAGACTTCAGCCGCTCGCTATGAGCACGTGGTGGTTTCAGAGGAAGCCAGAAAGGCGGATTTGCTGCCCACGCCGAAGCGACCTAGAAAGGCAAAAAGCGTGGAAAATCCGTGGAATGGGAAGACAAATCGCGCAAACGGTTGAATTCGTTATGCTGGGCCAGCCCTTCACACGGGTGGGGTCGTAGGTTCAATCCCTACATCGCCCACCATTCCGCTCGCGCTTTTTCCCATTGATTTTTCTTGGTTTTTTGATGCTTTCCGAATACGGCCGCCGCGATCTCGCTCGGCAAACGCTGGAGAACGTCGGTGGAACACGGCATGGCAATCCGTGGAAAATCCGGGGACGACGTTCTATAGATGTTCTAAGCCTCACCTAGCCCCGTTTCATCCACCCGGCTACCTTCGCGATGTTCTCGCCAAGCGCCACGCCCCCGATGAAGATCGCTACCAAGGTAACGATGAGCCAGCGGAGAAATTTGCTCACCGCCTTGATGTCGCGGAACATCTTCATGAGACCCTGCACCTCTTCCTTCGGCAAGGTGGAGAGGTACTCCAGCGTCTTCACGTGGTCCGGCTTCAGTTGAGAAAGCATCTCCTGCACTTTCTCATCCAATTCGTTGAACCGCTGCGCTGGTTGGCTGGCTGCATCGTTCATGTTTTCACCGGCAATAGGCGTCACGGCGAGCATTTAGCGCTCGATTGCCCGCGACTGTTTCAGGGGTGTCTTTCGAGGCTGAATAGGTCACGGGCGCCCAGATGGCGCACACGGCCCTATCGGTTGTCGCGGTTGTACGGGTCATCGTTTGGCAACCTGCTAGGGCGAGCGTTAGCAGCGTCAGCGATGTCCTGAATATGCTTGGCATATGCATCGGCCTCCTTGGCCTTCTGTGCGTTGATTGCGGCGCTGGCGCCTGCCCTACGCTGGCGTAAGCCCCAGCCGATGGCACCAACGATCCCGGCGAGGATTGCGATGACTGTTGGATTGGCAAGGATGGCCGTGAGAAGCGCTGTCATTTCGCTCGTTCCTTATTCGGCACAAGCCACACAAAGGCGGCGGCGATGCCGCTGACCAGATCGTTTGCGGACTGTTGATCGAGACCGAAGTCGATCCCGTACCGAGACCGAATGCCATTGGCGGAGAGGATCAGGACGGCGATCCAGAATTTGTCTGCGGCGGTGATCATGGCTTAGGCTCCTTTGCGGAACAGGTTGAGAAGGGATGCAAAAAAGCCCGGCTTTGAACCGGGCTGGGGAATAGTCACAGAGGCCGTTGGCGGCGTTGGCGGCTTCGGAGGTGCGGGATCAGGCGAAACCGCTTCAGCGGGCGCGGCAGGCCGCAGCGCGCCATAGTATCCGGCATCCGACAGTGCTTTCTCGAATGCTCGGGCGTAGCCGGCGATCTGAGCCGCCTTGTCCATGCCATTCACGATGCGACGAGCGTTGAGATAGTCGACATAATCGCCGCTGATGTAGTCATCCAGCTTCTTGCCGGTGAACATGCCCTTGGTCATGCCGTCGAAGATCGCGCGGAGAGCAATTGGCCAAGTCATCATCTGGCCGGGTGTGGTGGCCCCGAACTTGCGGTGATTGGTCTCCCATGTCACCTGCACCAGCCCTTCGCCTACCCATGGATAGTAGGGCTTGGAACGCAGATACCTTTCGCCGCCACGTTCCCGGATCGGCTGCATTGTGGCGCCGGTCTCGTGGTAGTCAGTTGCCAGGATGTAGGAGAGATGGCGCATCGGCGTGCCCCGGCGCTCGGCCTCGTCAAGCACCTTCTCGACGCCGTCAACCTGCGACTGAGAAAGCGACGTGCCGAAAACGCCAGACGAGCGCATGCGCAACGCCGCGTAGAAACGCGAACGGTCCATGTTCTTTCCTTTGTTATTGCAAGAAGCTGATTTTCGGCTTACTTCTGCCGTTGGCCCGCTGACTAGCGGGGATTGGGGCGCTTGGAATGTCTTTTCTGAAAACTGTAATCGACGGGCTGATTCATTTCTTGGGGTTCTTTATCCCCCGGTATTGGGCCGCTGACCTCGAAAACAACCGGTGGCGCCGATGGAACGGACACGCCTTCGAATACCGTGAAATGACGGCCAATGAGCGCGATGACGCACTTGCCTCTTGGGAAATCCGTTAAGCGCGATCCCACACGTCACGCCAGCCCGCCAAACACGATAACGTCAACATCGCCCGAGGCATCGGCCAACGCTCCAGCGTGGTAGCATTTGATTTCAACGTAATTCGTTCCTTTGTTGCCGACGCGCCATTCATCAGCCGCCGCATAACCCGACGTTCCTACCTGGTAGTTTACGTTATCCAGAGCCGCAGAGAAGTTGAGGCGATACACTCCCGTCCCGACGTAATTCGCAAAAGCCACATTGAAACTACCTGTCTTCAATGTAGGGGTAGGAGTAATCCCGCCAGCCGCCGTAACAGCACTCACCAAAGCCGTCGCGCCAGAACCCGTACCGTTAGCAGTCCCCTTCACCGCAACGAGACGGTTGCTGTCATCGAGGACAATCTGCCTGCCTGCTACGGGGGGCTTTGCTGTGTCATTCGTAAAGACAAGCGACGCATTCGTCACCGTCTCCCACTGCTTTCCGACCGCCTTCGATTTCGTCAAGGTCAGCCGATCACCGATTGTGAAGCCCGTACCAAACTCGCCGGGGATGGCATTCCACCCGATCTGTGCAGTGTCCAGACCGAAGGTCAGAGGGGATAGATTGGCGTCCTCGTAGTGGTTGAAACTCAAGGCAACCGCAGACGACCATCCCGAAGTTATCGAGTTGGACGCAATCGTCTGTGTTGACGTCACGTTGTAGGTGCCGACGCCCCCCGGCGTTCCGCTGATCTGGCTGGTGAGCGTGGTGCCGGCATTCAGCCCCAGCCCCGCATAGGTTCCAACGAGCGTGTGACCGTTCGCGAGTGGATAGGTGTCATCCAGGACCTTGGTGACGGTCATTACGCCGCCTGCGAAACTGGCCTCCACGACTGCCTTTTCGATCAACCCTTTCTCACCGATCACTAGTGCTCCGGCCAGCCAATTGAAGTAGAGGAAATTGGTATCCTTGCTGGTAACGGTGACGCGTCCGCAGGACGTTTGCCCCCGGATAATGTCGCCCGCCACAGGCAGGGGAGAACCCCATGCAGCTACGCCCCCACCAACCGACACATAGCCAAAACGCAACACCGCTCCCATCATATAGAAGTTATAGGCGTTAAACCCCGCATAGTTCTGATAGACCCCATAGAACCTGTTCTGGTTCTCATCCCGAATAAACGGACCCGACGCTCGCACCGCGCTTTTCCAATGGGGCGCAACGGTTTGGCCGGGGCCGATGTGAGGATAGATGGATGCATTCACGTTCTTGGCAGTATTTACCACCAAGGCCGGATTGAGTGGGCTATCGAAGGACCATTCGCCCACCAGCCCGCTGCCGGGGTAGTTAGGGAAGCCGGAATTTACGCTTAGCACATGCGACTCGGACGCGCCTTGCCCTCCCGTAGGCACGCCAACGGTCAGATCGCTGCCGGCACCATATCGGATATACGCAAATGACTGACTGGTATTGGCGTTCCAATTGATCGCGTTTGAAGAAAAGCGAACACCGCGCCGAACGTTAAGGTACGCGGCGTAGCCGGGGTTATGGACGCTCATGGCAGCGAGCGCGGCATTGATAGCATTCGTGCTATCGGTGGCATTATCTGCCACCGTGCCGAACCAGCTATCTTCGTAGTTCGTGAAGTCAAACGACCGCACCCAAGCGCCACTTGCACCAGTCGGGGCGCTTGCCGGGGCTATATAGACGCCTTGCGCCGTGTCGGCGGTAACCTGTGCGGACAGGTTGGAACCGTCCCAAAAGAACTGGCCCTTGCGCCCTGCTTCCGTGAGATAAGCAGAGGTGTCTTTACTCGTATCGAGCGCTCTAAGCGCCGTCCGGTTAGCTACGTAGACCCCAACGGCCATGTTCTTGCGCGCGTTCGGCATGCTGTTCAAATCTGAAAGGTCGTTGGCCTTGAGCATGTCGCCCGTGCCGGTGCCGGTGAACCCTACGACGGGATTTCGCGGGTCGGTGTTATTGATGGAAGTGCTTTGTCCCGCCACAATTGTCTGGATGGCGGTATCGGCTTTCGTGCCCTGCGCTGCTGTCGCGAAAAACTCCGTTGCTTTCTGCGAAGCTGTGTTGAGGTTCAGCGCCGTGATCTTGGTATCGGCTAACGGACCCGCAATGACCTTCACCGCGTCGTCCAAAGTCGCCTTGCCCATGGCAACTCCGTCGTCCAACAAGACAAGGTTGGTAGGGGCTGGCGTGATCGTCTTCGTTACGGCGCGGATAGGCTTGATCGCCATGGGGTGGCCTCCATGAAAAAACCCGCCTCGCGGGCGGGAAGAAACAGCTTCGGGATTTGGGGGAGGGCTAGTAGGTAGCCTTGATGATCTTGTTCAGCGCCATTGTGGGCTGAACGTTATTGTGAGCGCTTCCACCGCCTGGATTGATCATCACCACGGTAGTGCTGGTCGAAACAGCAGTGATCGGCGTGGCGTTGTACGGAACATTGGCTATATTTGGCGGGCTCGCTGGCGCTGGCGAGAGTGCCTGCCCCCCGTACAATTGAGAGCCGGCGCCTATGGACGTAGCAGTTGTCGTGGCAGCGTCGTTTGGAATGTTTGCTGGCAATTGCGCCGCCGTAAGGGAAACGCTTTCGCTGCCTCCGACAGAGCCTAGTCCAGATATGCTGGCCAGTCTGCCGGCAGCCGTACCGCCCATATTGTCACGGCCGGCCACCGCGCGCCCGCGTAGATCTGGCACATTGAATGTCGTCGTTCCATCGCCGGTTCCATATGTCGTCCCGATAGCCGCAAACAACGCGGCATAGGCCGTTCTCGAAACCGCCTGGCCGTAGCAGAGCAGCCATCCATCCGGCGCAATAGAGCCTGCAAAGTCGGCCACCAACCCAATGGGTGCCGATGACTGCACCTGCCCGACCGTAGCGGCATTGGTTGCAATCTGGCTGGCCGCAACATTGGTGATCGGGAACGACCCCATGCTAAGCGGGCCGACCATGCCGTCCCGACCGTCTCTCTTGAGCACAGCCGAAAGAGCGTTGGCGATGTCCTCCAGCACGGGGTTGTGCTGCTCTGTGCGGATCGTCTGCCCTGGAGTAGCCTTATAGCTAGGGATGAGGCTGAAAGTACCGCCGCTGGCGAAAGGCATGGGCGCCTCTCCTGCTTGTGTTTCAGGAATGGGTGTGGGATTCTTGGGGTTTGCTGGGTATTTGATGTTTCAATGAACCGAGACCGAAAAACTATCGATCACGATCCTGACGAGCCGCCGCGCGATAGGACGGGAAACGGCCTCTATTGGATGGCCGGCATCTGCGTGTTGCTCGTATGGATAGGCAATTTGCTGGCCGGCAAAATTGACTGGGGTTCCGTTATCTTGGGTGCGCTTACAGGTGGCGTCTTTGCGATCATCATGATCGAGATAACCGGCAACAAAGCTCCAAAGTGGATGCGCTAGCGTCCTTCCAAAACAGGAAGCGCTCCACCTCTGAGGAGTGACGAGGCGATTGCCTGCCTTGTTGCATTGCGTTGTACCGTCTGCTTTGCGGCGGTTAGAACAGCGCGCGCCGCGTTTGGATCGGTTGTCATGAGCGCTTGGCCTACACGCTCCAGAACGCCAGGGGGCATTCCCTTGCCTTCGTTGAGGAGTTTACCAACCGCATCCATGATTGCGGCGAGGGGGCGCCCTGAAAACAGTTTCGCCATGACAGACGGATCGAATTTCGACATTTCGGCAGCATCGGCCAGATTGTCGGCTGTCTTCGACCCGCCAAGAGCGGCATTCGATGTTTCAAACATGCGCTGTTCACGGGCAACACGGTTGCCAAGCTGATCGGCCTGCCCCGGCGCGGCAAATTCGGGAAACTCCTGACCCGTCTTGGTTGTCATCAGGCCGCGCGCCTTGTTCGTGGTTGGCGAGATCGCACCACTCTCAGTTCGCGCAATGAAAGGATCGACATAGCCAGCTCGGAAAGCCGGCTGCTCTTCTGGCGTCATCCCTCGGAAAGTCGCGATGTTGTCGGCCGCGCGCGAACGTCCCGAAGCGGCATTGCTCCCGGTATCGATAGCGTCGATTGCGCGGCTCTGCTGACGGAACACGTCACGCGCCTGAGCATAGTTCGGGGATGCCTGCTCAAGCGCATTGTCCAGTGCGTTGCGGATCGGAATTAACTGGCGTTGAACGGCCGGCCTCGCGCCTTCAATCATCCCGTCCAATTCCTGTTTGGATCGAAGGGCGGCATTGAAGTCCGACAGATTGGAGCGGCCATCGGTGAAATAGGATCGTGCTCGGCGCACGGCCGCCTCGATGCTATCGTCAGCGATGTTATTGCCTGGGTTCATCAGGCCCGTTGCGCCCGGCGTCAGAAAGTCATCTGCGGCCTGGATAGCCCTACTGGTGTCAACCGCGCCTGCGCCTTCGCGCGCCGCGCCATAGTTGGCATTTGCGGTTGCTGTGCGCTGTGCAGATAGTGAGGTGGCGCGCTGTGCAGCCGTATCCGGCGCGGCGAAGCCTTCCGACAGGAAATTCGATAGGCGCTCTCCCTGCCCCATCTGTCGGCTGGTGAGCGCGTCCACGATCTGTTGCCGTGCTTCATTCGGATTGCGGACCACAGTTGACAGCATCCGGCCCCCTTGATGCCCGAGGGCATCAGCAACGGTAAACATGCCCTGATCATCGGCATTCGACCGCGCAAGCATGCTGGCAATGTCGTCTGTTGACATGCCAGAGCGCCGCACGCCCATTTCTAGTGCCTTATTGGCGTAGCCTTGCGGGTTAAGACGAGCAAGAAGAGGCGCGAGAAATGGTTTTGCGGTAGCACTTACGCCAGCTATCGCCAGTGGCGCCGCCAAACCGGTCAGACCGCCCAGGCCAGCGCCCCACGCTCCGCCAGATACCCTATTTCCCTCATCAGCACTGCCGGCCCCGTAGGCCCCTCCACCCACAATTCCATCAACCGTGCTGCCGAGGGCAATTTTGCCGAGAGTGCCACCGCCTTTTATGGCTGCCTTTGTCGCGAGACCGCCAACGCCCGAAACTCCCTGCGCCAATCCGCCGCCGATCTGCCCGGCAAGATACGAACCTGGGTTTTGCTGCTGAGCCGCTTTCGCATCGCCGCGCATCTCGGAAAGCACTTGTTCGCGCGGGACGCCGCTAAGCGCGCTGCCGAGATATGAGGCCAGCTCATCGCCCCAACCAAGCGTAGTCGCATCGGCCGCACCCATGGCGGCGGAGCCTCCACGGCTGTACTGCGGTGTGACTTCGCCGGTCTTAGGGTCGTACCCCTGCACACCGGGCGGAACGAATTCCGGCACGCCTCGCGGCTGATTGGTGGCAGGATCTACCTTCGGTGCTGCGAAGGATTGGAAAGCCGATAGCGCAGCTTTCTGGTCCGGCGCGTCGATTTCGTAGGTCTTGCCGTCAGGGCCTTGGAGTTCAAAAACAGGCATTATTGCTTCACCCTGATTTTGACGCCATTGCCCGCGTCGTTCCAGCCATCGCCGCCGCTGCTTGGCGCCGAACCGGCATAGCGAGGGTCTACATGTGAAGGATCGATCTTCAGGTCCTGCAGAACTTTCACCGCAGTTTTGTCAAGGAACATCGGTGCATCCTTGCCCATGACATTGCGATAGCGCTGATTGTATGTCTCGGTTCGGGCCGCTAGCATTTCCAATGCTGAAGTCACAGACGCTTTCAATTGTTCCGGGCCGCTGCTGCTACTAATTGCTTCTTGCCATGCTTTGACCTGCGACTCCGGTACAGTACCAACACCGTGGAACGCCTTGCCGAGTTCATCGGCGACGCCAAGTCGATACGTGTTAAAGGACTTTATGTCTGGATCATCGGTGTTCGAGCCATAAATATTCTTGATTGTATTCCATGGTGTGAACCACGTATTCCCGAGCCTCTCACCGGCCGCGACCATGCCACCCATATGTTTGATTGCGAGGTTGGTAGAACCTGCGAGTTTGGCCATTTCGCCGCTTGTATAGTCTCTCTGAGCGGCCGCGCGAGCGCCGACCTGTGACATGTCCCATGAAGGATCATAAAGAGATACGAGCTTGGCAAGTTCCTGCCTCTCGCCACCACGAAGAGATGTGACGTTCCTAATATCAATCCGCCCATCCGCAATGCCCTGCACCTGCGATGCGATAGAGGGGGGCAGTTGCTTCAGGAATTCTCCCTGTGCTGATTTATCTACGACGCCATCACCGGTCATTCCTACCTGGGGCAGGCTTTCCAGATCGACGGACGACCCGCCCACTTTCGCCGCTGCTGCCGGAGTGGGTGAAGTAAGCCACCTGTCGCTGTTCGGGTTGTAGATCGCGCCACCACCCGCGTTAATAAGCGGCTGACCATACTGCGCTTCACGTCGGGCTTTCTCAATCTGCGCCTGCCGCAACGGATCGCGAGCGTTCGCCTGCTCCTGATATTGCTGCTGGAAAACCCAATTGTTTCGGGCGGCCTGCGCCTGCGCCGTCGCCTGCTGCTGCTGCATCTGCTGCCCCAGAAGCATACCGGCGATACGCTTCGTCTGATCATCAGCGTAGGGGCTCGAAAGGGCTTCGATAATCGCTGGGTTGAAACCTTGAGACTGCCCCGGCTGATACACGCCGGCATTGCCGCCGGCAGTAACAGGGACGCGGGAAAGGTCTTGCCCGGTGAGGGCCTGCACAACCGTCTCCGGCGCGGTGGTGGCCGTTTGTGTCGCGCTGGCAGGCGCTCCCTGCATCGGCATAGGAGAACCGCCCGTCATCGAAGCCGGATCAGTCATCCGATCAATGAAGCCGGATTGTGCCGGACCCGATGCCAGCGGCCCCGGCTGCATTGCAATAGGGGTCGCGTTTGCCATCGTCAGACGGTCGCCCTTACCGGATAGCGCGGCGGCAACATCAATGGGCAGTTTAGGAGGCGTGTAAGGTTGGCCGATCTGGCTTAGCGTTGGCTGCAACTCAGCCTGCTTCTGCGCGCGCTCTTCTGCTGATAGGGGTTGACCAGTGAACGGAACGCCAATGTTCGCGTCTAAACTGGCGACTTGAACAGGATCGCCACCAGTCGCCAGATATCGGCGCTCGCGGGCCGCGCGATGCTCTTCGGCCGGGCGAAGGAATTGATTGACGATGGCTGCTGCTGCACTGCCAGTGTTGGGCGCGGCGGCGATGGTCTGATATGCTTTGGCTTCAGGCCCCTGAAGCTCCGACATGAGATAATCAAGCTGAGTGCCTGTGTCAGAAACTGGGGCGCCGCGCTGTGCAGCATATGCCTCAAGCGCCCTACGGCGAGGCCCTGTCCACTGAGCAAGGCCAAATCCACCACGGGAACCGGCAACAACCGGGTTTTGCTCATTCACGCCCGGATTAAGGCCGCTTTCGTCCTGAAAATTCATCACGAAGGCATCGGCCACCTGAGGGGACATGCCGCGATCAACAAGACCTTGCTTGATGTCCGCTGCGTTGTCACCAAAGGCGGTTTTCACGCGGGCATCGGCATAGTCCCCAGCCAAAGGGACGTTTGTTCCATTAGGAGCCGCCGGGAATTGCTGTCCGCCTGCGCCCGATAGCATCCGAGCGACAATATCGCGGGAGGTTTCGGCATTGGCCGCTTCGGCCTGATTGGTGCGATAATCACCATACGCGCCAACGGCGGCGTTCGCCACTCGCGCAAGTCCCTGCCACGGGCTGGCGATGGGCGAGAAGTCAACGCCTTTGCCCATAAGGGCGGCGGCCATCTCCCGGTCGCGTGCAATCTGCTCGGGCGTCTTGCGAGCGCCACCCGCACCCCAAACGAAGGGGTTGGCGATGTCTTGTAGGGCCATTAATGAACCCTCTCGTAATCGACCATGAGATAGCCGCTCGGGTGGCTGGCAACTGCTTCGGGCTGATCTTCCGCAACCTCTTGTGCCATGACGCCGATTTGCGGCGTCGGATCGCCTTTGTATCGATAGCGGTAAAGCGGCGTTCCTTCATCCGTTTCACCGATGCGCTCAATGTCTTCTTTCAGTCTCTCGTCTGAGAACTTGAGCATGGAGAATGGTGCGGAGAGCAGTCCGAATAGGCCGCCCATGGAAGCATTCGATTGCTGCAATTCGGACTGGTATTTCTGATTTACCAAACCCGTGTAATCAACGCCGCCGACGCCGGTTTGAGGTGTGGCGCCGGACATTTGAGCGGGATTGGAAACCTGCGATCCCGACATGAGCGCGGTAATTTCATTGATCGGTTGATTTCGCTGCGCCAATGCCTCGGAAAAGGCTTGCTGCCTGCCCGTCAATGCCAGCTGGTTCATCTGGTCGCTATTGGAATTCGTCAGGCGGGTCATTTCGCTGTTCCAAGCCGCTGTTCCGGGGCGAATGCCGGAGTTGATCAGCTTGGAACGAAGGTCCGTTTCATTCTGACCCTGCTGGGCAAGGATGCGGGGCGAAGCTAGATCGTAGGCCCACTTTTCCGCGTCGGAGTTATTGAACTGGAATGGCGTGTTCAGCAGATCGCGCATCTTGGCGGATTGGTCTTGTGCGATCCCGGCCAGATTGCCCTGCGCCGCCTGAGACTTGTCGAAAATTGCCTGCTGTTGTGGAGTAAGCGTCGTCGTTTGCGTGAACTGCGGCAGGGTGATGGTCTTCCCCTGTGAATCCACATAACTGTTCGTTCCGGTCTGATTGTAGTTGACCGAGCCCCACGGATTGACCTGGTTATTCATATTGAGCATCTGCTGATCGCGCGCGGTGTCCCGGTTCATACCGGCCTGCGCTTGCGCGGTGGCGACCGGGTCGGGCGCCTTAGGGGTGCTCACCATGGGTAGTCTTCCTTCAAAATGCCGACGATGAAGGCGTTGCGACCGGGGCCGAAGTGATTTCGCAACATGCCCTCGACCTGACCGCCAAGGCGTTCCGCAATCCTGACGATGCGCGGCTGTTCCGTGATCGCCGTCATGCGCTGACACCTAAGGGTGCCAAAGACATACTGTCCTACATCGGTAAGAAAGCTCTTTGTCCAACCGTGCCCGGCGACCGTCACATGCACATCGGGCGGCTCGTAAACATTGAAGAGAACCCCAGCGATAATCTCGCCGTGCCGTTCGATACCCATGCATGTGAACGGCGGGACAAATCCCTTCCCCACTGCATCGCTGATGAATTTTGCCACCCGCTCGTCAGTGACGATCAAGTGAAGGTGTCCCCGGTTTGATAGGTAACATCCAACGAAACAATCTGGACATCCAATGGCACAACCGCGCCGGATGTGACCTGCAATACTGGAGCGAGTCGGTAGCCATTGCCGGCAACTGAATGACGCCGCTTGGAAACGATCTTAGCCCGTTCGGCGCTCCATACGCTTTCATTCCAAGTCGCGTTGTCCCATTCGTTGCCGACCGGAACAGGCGCAACATCGGGCGGGGCTGGGATAGTGTCGTCAAAGTCGAAGCGGCAGGACAGCCGTTCATTGATCTCCGTTGCGGAAATCAGTTCCGACCGAGCAATGCGCGCAATCTTCATCCCGGTAGGTTTTCCGGCGTCCGAGAACAACGGCATATACGTTCCGGTGAAAGGCGTATCCATGTCCGTCCCGCCGACCATGGCTTGCATTACAAAGCCGTTTGGAGTGCCGAAATACATAGAACCCTCAAAGACTTCCATGCATAGTGCATTCCAGTTCGTGAATGGCGACCAGGCGCCTGTTCTTGCATTCGAGACAAGGAACAATGGCGACATTTCACCGGTAGGCGTGGCAATCGCGACCATCTGGCTTTCCGGCCATAGGCAGCATACCCAATCGGTGCGACCTCGCTGCGAAACAGCCTCATTCCATGCATCTTCAATGGCGAAGGAAACCGCCTTTGGCGCGAGTGCGGCCAGATCTACTTGTACAGCCGTCGAGAGTGAAACGAACCCAATCGTTGTTGCGAAAACCAGATCGCCGCCAGCCCGAATGAATGCCCGGCGGCCCATCGGAGTGCCGATGCGGTACGTTCCAACCTTGCTCCATCCATTAGTTACGGACGGATGCGGACCTTGGAATACGACCGCCTCACCCTCGGAAGAAACAAAAACATTCTGCTCGGAAAGACCACCCTGCCCTGAAGCATTGAGCGACCATGCCTGCCCGACTAGCAGCGAACCGCCCTGCCCGAACTCTGCACCAAGGGGGAGTTCTGTTGCCGTCCCGCCAATCTGATCGACAGGCAAATACCACGCTGAAAGGCTATCCTTCTGCGCGAAGTAGAGAGCATTTTTGTAGCTCCACACGAAAGCCATGTCAGCGCTGGTGAGCACGCCCGGGAACGTAACTCCCGGCACGACGCTTGACGCGACGCTTGCCGATGTAGCCGCACCACCGCCGCCAGTAATCGCCTCATTGTTTTGGAATGTGCCGGTAATGCCTGTCAGGAGCAACGCTCCTTCGCCGGGTACGGCCCCTATGACAACGTCCAGAATGGTTGCCGTTGCCAAGGATGTGCCGCCGGTCACGACGGCGCCCTTGGTGAACGGTGCCGTCCGCGCCTTATACGACAGCGCCCAAACCCCGCCCTTAACATTCGGGTAGAAGGCTGCCCCATCGTAGATGAAGCCGGTAGACTTCCCATTGACGCCAATCAGGTAGACGCCGCCCGTTACCGAGAATTGAACGGTGAACCAATTTCCTCCCAGTGTACCAGTCCACGCGATGTTCTCGGGCTGGATCGAATTTTCGCCAACGGAGTAAGAGCCAACCTCTCCAATCTCATCAGGAAGCTCACCGACAATGCTATTCGTCGGGCTTGCTATCGTCGTGACATCGTAAATCGCGTCGGCCGTGCCAGCGAACAGCTTTCGCTTGTTGCCGACCACGTATTTGAAAATGGACAGAACCGGCGTTTCTGTCGGCATTTCAGCCTTTGGGCCTGATCCTCGCCGAAGGATTGCCCCTGTCGCTGTCGGAAACCAGTTTTCCAGCACCGTCGCGCCCTGCGGTCCATTTTGCGGCAGCGCCAACGCACGGTTCCTAACCCATCCTGCGGTCGGTGCGGAAAACGTAACGGGCTCAGCCTCTCGCATGCGCGGCGCGGCGACCTGTCGAGCGGGAACACGCATCAGACTACCCCAATGGCCATGGATACGCGGGGCCGATGTTGAAACGACGCAGAGAGCGCCCCGAACGGATAGTGCGGGCGCCCTTGTCGCGCGTCTGCTCCTGCGAAAGAGCAAGCTCGAAGTCAGCAAATTCCTGCTGGTAATCCATGCGCTTGAGCGCCAGCCATCGCCACAGAAGCGAGAGCGTCAAAAGTCGCTCATCCAGCGCGAAAACATCCGTATCAGCCGTCAATTCGGCTTTTGGACTTCCATTCGTAGCGACCCATACGTTTTTCGAAACATAGGGGAAAATCGCCTTTTGCGACGCCCCCGGGGTCGGCATGAACTGAAACTGGTTCTTGCGGATTGTCCAGATGCCGGGAGAAATCAGGCCGATGCCGGAAATCTGGTATTGGAGCCATTCGCCATAATCTGAGATATGGCGATAGCCCCAACACCAATTGTTCGGGTCGTAGAGTTCCGAAGCCTGGACCATGCGGTCGTAGTCGGATGGAAACGGATATGCTGCATCCGTCCCGTTCGCTGTGATGGTGTAGAACTGGCTTAGCGCCTGCCAATCGTGCGACTTGGCGATCTCTACGGCGGCAGTCTGCGCAAGCGCGGTCATCTCTACACAGATTACGTCCGTGCTGGATACGACGGCTGCGGGCTTGCGCCCGACCAGCGTCATGATTGCCTGCTGCGCTGCCGAGAGGACCGACATTACGCAGCCGCCCCTTCCAATTCCTTGAGCGCGTCAACGAGTGTGGCCCGTGACGGATTGCCAAGCGGGCGTTTGCCATCATTCAGGGACGCGATGCGCTCCTTGATCTGGTCGTTCGATAGTGCTGCGTATTCATCGTCAGAAGCCTGTATGGCCGCGTCGATATCGGCCGGCGAAGCTTCTTTGACGGGGATGATCTGCGCCTTGAGCGCGGCCAATTCGGCCCTCAGCTTTTCGACTTCATCGGAATTGGCGTTGGACTTGTCGCGCGCGGCCATATAGTTCCGCGCCATCTCCTTCAGGCCGTTTCCAGCCATGCCAAGGCTTTTCAGCGCATCGCCCTCGAGATGGTGAAGTGCCTCGATAGAATAGATGCGCAGTGCCCGACACAGGGAGAGATTGGCGTCGGACATGCCGAAGCTTCTCAGCATCTCCAGCGGCGTCCCTGCGGCTTCCTGATCGGCTCCGGCGAGGAATGCGCGGTACTGATCTGCCCAGCGCTCAGCAAAGGTGATGACCTTGCCGTTCTCGCGCTTCCACATCGCATCGACGGGGAAAACAGGGGAATAGTTTTTCGATCCGGCGAAGCGGACCTCAACCACCTGGATCATATTCTTGACGAGATGGCCCGCACGCTCTGAAGCGTTGATGTCCTCGACGCTCTCATATCGAAACAGAGGCGTGACGGTGATTTCGCGGGTATCAAGTTCGATTGGCTCTGCCATGGTGAAAATCCTTTGTCTGAGTGGGAAAGGAAAAGGGCGGCTCGGAAGCCGCCCCTGATGTATGGCCTATGGAGTGTTAGACCGGCGCAGCGTTGTAAGCGCCACGGCGAATCCACAGCGCATCACCGTTCTTCACTGCGGTTGCCGGCGGGGTGTAAAAGCCGCCTGCGCCGGCCGCCACCGTATAGGCCGGATAGGTAAGAATAACCTGAGTTCCGGTTGCGGCCGTAGCAGCGATATCGGCGGTGGCGGTGACGAACCAATATTCGCCGCCGTCGCTGCCGAGTTCCTTGTTGCCGGGCTTGGGAGAAGGCGAGGTGATTCCCGCCAACTGGTCCCAATAGTTCGCGCCAGTAGCGTCAAGCTGCTGGCCAAGGTTCGGGGTGGTTCGGAATGCCATGATCGTTTCCTTTCCTGAATTGGGTTACGCGGTCTTGATGCGAACCTGCGAAAGCGGGTTCTCCACCACGAACTGGCCGGACCAGACGATGCCCTGTGCATAAGCATCCTGGTTGATCGGGCGAATGCCCTCGCCGGGATGGAACGGAACGAATTCCTGGTTCGGGAACGAGTAGATGCCCATGCCATCAGGATTGAGCGCGAAGATGGTATTGGACGGCATGACGTTGCCGATACCACCCGCCGCCACCACATCCACCAGACCGGCCGGGGTCCACACGCCAAGGCTTTCGAAGCCGAGGTTTGCGGCGCGCTGGGTGGTGATGCGCTGGTGAGCGACCATGGAAGCAGAAACCGCCGAATAGCTGTTCGCATCCATGACCCAAAGGTTCGGGTACATGTTGTTGCGCGAGCGGGCCAAGGCGACCTTTTCCATGATCGGACGCGCGGTCGTGCTATCCCACGCCGTGAAGCCGGACACATCACCCGCCGTCACGTCGTAATAGGTCGTGCGCCAGTTCGGCACGTTTGCACGGTCGATGCCGCCGTAAGTGCCGGAATTGGTCACGATAGGAACGGCGCCCCCGAGGCCAACCATCTGGCGGCCGCCCGAGCCGGTACCGTCACCCACGAGGGACGATTCCCACTCTTCCTTCAGGCTCTTTTCAGCCGCCTTGAGGTAGAATTCCATCAAGTCGATCTGCTCTTCCTCGCCGCTCGTATAGAGCAGTTCGGTACCGTTCAGGGAGAACATGGAGACGACACGCGACCAGTTGAAAACTGCCGAGTTCAGCAGTTCCTTGGGCGTGATCGGCACCTTGTCGTAGCCGGTGAACCACGTCGCATCGAGCTTGTCGAACTCGATAGGGATACGCAATTCGGGGCCGCCAGCGCGCTTGCTGCGAATGCGCCCGCTGTCCTTGAGAATGCGCGTGAGGGGCGTCGTCTTGTAGACGATATCCTGCACGACCTTGGAACGCTTTGCCACGGCAGCGGTCAGAAGCTGCCTATACTGGCGGTCTGTTACGATAGCCATTTGGATTTCTCCTTATGAAGCCAGCTTGCGCCTTTCGCGCGCCAGCAGCTTCCTGATGTCGGTTTCGTCGCCCTCGTCATCGTCCGGGTCTTGGCCGTTCGGAGCGCCACGGATGGATTTCGCGCCAGCATCGTCAGAGGGCGCGGGTTTCGCGACAGCAGGTTTCTCGGACGCTTGGGAAGATACGGATGAAGAAGCCGGATTGATCCGGACAGCCATGTCGTACGCAGCTTCAAGCCTTTCCTGAGGGGACAAGGACGCGGGGATTTTTCCAGAGGTGAGGAAGAACGCTATGTCGCCCTCAAGCTCATGGTATCGCGGGTTTGCGGCCGCGAATGGGGTGATGATCGATGTAGTCATCTGATCAGCGCGCATCGACTGGATCTCCTGCCGCAGCGCGATCACTTCCGGGTCAGGCCGGCGTTCCTGCTGCTGCGGGCGAGGCTGGTTGACGGCCTGCTGATAGGCTTGTGGGTTCTCCGCGACGTACTGGAGAACGTCCATCAGGTTCAGGTGCGAACCGTCTGCCTTACGTGGGCCAACCTCGCGAAGAACAGCCTCAAGCCCAGCAATCGGGTTCTGCGTCAAAGCGCGCTCGACCTCGACCAGCTTGGCCAAACTGTCTTTCAGTTCACGGCCATTCGACTTCGCAATTTCGTCAAACTGCCGGATCGGCTCATAGCGCTCGCCGGCCTCGCGATATTTGGTGACTTCCGCCTCATGCTCCTGGCTCATGCGGGCGATTTCGCCCTTCACCGGGTTAGGGACATTGCCCCACACTTCCTTGGCCTTAGGGAGAAACCGGGCAGGAGGTTCGTGATACCTCTGGCCCTCAGACTGGCGCGACTTATCCGCTTCCCCCTGCCCGGTCGCGGCCTTCTCAGGCTCGCCCTTGTCCACCTCAGCCTCCTTTTCGGCCTTGGCGAATTTCCCTGTCTCGTCGCGCTGCTTGGCGGGTTTTTCGTTCTCTGCCTTTTCGGTGTCGTCCACCTTAGCCTTGGCGTCCTTGGCGGCTTCGTCGCCCTTCGCCTTGACCTTCTCAGCTTCCTTCGCTTCCTCGTCTCGAATGCGCGCCAGTTCGCCCCTCAGCGTGTCGCCAGCATCTTCCGGCTTCTCAACCTTCGGAGCGGGCGCGGTCTCGACCGGCTTCGGCTCCGTCAGGCTGGGAACACCACCGCCCGTTCCTAGCGATGCGCCGCCCTGATCAATGGACGTGGAAAGGGGAGCCGTGCCCTGTACGGGCGCCGCTTGCATATCGGTCATCGGATTATCCTTTGTCTGAGGAAGGATGGCAGGTATAGTTCCAGGCCAAATGGAGACTGCAAATGGGTATCGAGAATGCCGATTACTTGCCGACCCTAGGACAGATGAGACAGGTCGCTCGCGTCGTTGAATGGAGCGACAACCCGATCATGTTTCTCGAAGTATTCGATGGCGAAAAATGGATTGATGCCCATTCTCCCGCTTTCCTTGCCATCAGCAAGAAGATGATCCTCGGGACCCCCGAAACTACTCGATAGCTGCGATTTCAGGCGGAAGATTGCCGGTCATCACGTCCTGCATCGCCTGCTTGACATGGGCCCGGCGCTCTTTCGGGTCGGCCACAGCCTCGACGGTCTTCATCGTCTCATTGCCGAGCGGAGTGAATTCTTCCCCGCGCGGGTTGCCGCTGGCCTTGTACGTGCGTTCAAGGTCGCGCGGCGTATCATACCACTTGCCATCCGCCATCGACTGTACAGGCTCGCTGAAGGCCCGCACCAGCATCGGCGTTGCCAGTTCGGATCGAGGACCGCGACACATCGGCCCGACCTTGCGATAGACGAAGCGTCCATTGCCAAGGTCGATCCAGTCGTAGGCGTCCATCAGGCTTTCAAAGCCGCGATGATGGAGTTGATCTTAGCTTTGTTCGCGTTCGCCAGCGTAATGACGGTCGTGGCGTCGGTAGCGTCCGGCGTCGCGACTGGCGTCAGCGCGGCGATCTGCGCCTTTGCGCCTACTGCGCCGTCGATCTGCGATGCGACTTCCTGCGCCAGCGGCGGAACCATACTCAGTTCAACAAGTCTGCTTTTGTTTGCCATGGGAGTTATCCTTTACGGGGCGGCTGTGGTGATTGCAGTTACAACGCCATTGGCGACGGTAAATGTGACCTTGCGGGGTGTTCCATCCACGGGGACGCTCGCAATGATCATGCCGCTCTTCACGGCGGCGGCAGTGCCTCCAACCAGCGTTATCGGCACGCCGCCAACCATATTGGTCACAGGAACGCCCGTATTGGTGATAGTGACCGGAATGCCGCTCATTGCGCTGGCTCCTTGGCTGCCTGCTGCTCGGCAAAGCTCTGCTGGCGATTGGCGCGGGTCTCTGCGCTCGTGCCCTGCCGTTCGGCAAATGATTGTTGTCTATCGGCCAAGGTAGCGCTTTTGTCTGCCGCCTTCGCCTGCTGGACTTGCCCGGCAGCCTGCATAGCTTGATCGACCTGCTGCGCCTGCGCATGATTGGCGGCGGTGTATTCCGATAGCTGCTGCTTGCGCTCATCGAGGCCAATCGACGCGAGGATTTTCGCCGTCTGCGCCGTGAGGTTGTCGATTTCGGCTTGCGCCTTTGACCCCTTGGTCTGCAAATCCCCGAGCTGCAATTTCAGCTTGCCGTTTTCCTGTTCGGTCTTGGCCTGATCGTTTTGAGCCTTGATCTGCAACTCGGCAATCTTGCGCTGGTTTTCGGCCTGATCGAGTGCGGCCTTGGCCTGTACGCCTGCCATGGCAGCCTTGGCCTTTTCCATTTCGGCATCGGCAAGCTTCGCATTGGCGTCGGCCATCGCCTTCTCAGCGTCGCCGTTGCCCTGCTGCCCTGCCATCTGAGCGGCCATCTGCGGCGCTGCATCAACGAAGTCATCAATGAGGCCGTTCAACTCGCGCCCGACACGGTAGGGAGCCGTCACGAACTTAAGGAAGCCGCCGGCAAGCGCAGCGCCCGCTTCTCCCATCTGAGCCAGCCCAACAAGAGCCTGCGTCGATTGGGCCACCACGCCCAGGAATTCATTGCGGGCCGCTTTCTCCGCAACCTCGTCGGTCATGATGGTGCTATCGGTCGCGATCTCGAAGGCAAAGCCGCGTGTGCGGTCATCGCGCAGTAGGTCAATCACGTCCTCGATAGGCACGGTTTCCTCGGCCTGCTTGAGAGGCCCGGCATATTTCTGGATGATCTGCTGTTGCGCGGCCTGGAACTGCTGTTGAGCCTGCTGCGGGTCGACCTGCTGGCCTTGCGGCTGTCCAGGTTGCTGCCCCTGCGCCGCCTGTTGAGCCATCCCCTTGGCCTTCTCTCCCAGCGCCTTCAATTCCTGCTTGGCGGATTCCTCGATACCCTTGATGTTCTTGGCGATCTCCGCTTTCGACGGGATTTCCATCTGCGCCATGTCAAGCAGCGTCTCTTTCGAGAACTTATCTGAGGCGATCTCGGCAACGATGCGAGCAACGTCACGCGCCACGCGCTGCAATTCATCGATCTTATCGCGGACGCGAACTGAGCCGTACTGGCTCTTGAGCTGCTGTGCGCCTAGCGTTTCCTGCGCTTCGGTAGCCCCTCGCATAATATCCGAGATGCCGGAAAGCTGGTAGAAATCCTCGAATAGCTGGCCGCGTGATGCAATCAGACCCTGGATGGCTTCCGCAAGCTCCTTAAGCGGCAGCGTTACCATAAGGTTGCTGCCGGCAGACGCCATAAGCGCCGCTGCCGGGACAGGGATAACGATCTCGTCGTCGTCGCTTCGGAGGGCTAGATCGATAGCGTCTCCGATATCGCCGCCGGCCGGGATAAGAACCTTCAACCGAACCTTGTCGAGCAACAGATAGATGCGGCTCGTGAGCGTGCTGATCTTCGACAGATGCGCGGCGTAGCGAACATAATCCGGCACCGGAACAAGCGAACGCCTACGCAACGTGCCATAGGCTGGCCGTGGGCACGGGTAGAAGTCGCGCAGCTTTAGGTGCGGCTCGCCCTCGTCCAGCATCACTGGGCAGTCTGGCGCGACCCAATAGACCTTGTTGTCATTGCGGTGCCAGACTTCCCAAACGCCAGCTTTCTTGCTGTCGTCGGCGCTGCCGTTGTCCTTGTCGTCACGGCGGATTTCGGTCTTAGCCTGCTGGTATGCCTTGCCGCTGGTACTACCGAAACGCTTGCGCATCTCAGTCTTGGTCATCCAAGCCCGACGAGCCACCCAGCCGACATCAGCCCAACAACGGGCCGGCTCATGAAGGAAGTCGGTGCGGTCCACATGGTCTACGCAAGCGCGCTGCTCGCCGTCCTCGCTCTCATAGGTGACCCACAGAACGCCGCGATTGGTGAAGGCCAGGTCATCACGCAAGGAAAGCATGGACTGATCGAGATTGGTACGGTCAAACGCCGAAGTCGTGACGCGTTCTAACAATTCCGCCGTGGTGTTGTAGAGCGGGCGGCGATCCGCAAACATTGGGGCCACGGCGGGAACCGGAGCGTGAGCGTAGATCGCCGGCTTGAGGATTTCCATGCTGGACCAGAACAGATCATAGTCCGGGTCTAGCCACGTGCTGTCATAAGTATTGTCGCGGCTGTAAACGTCATCGATGCGCCGGCACGTGTCCTGATAGTCGCGAAACGTGTCCGTTGCCTTCTTGATGGCAGACAGGACACGCGACGACGAACGGGCCTCGCCGCCCTCGTCTACCAGCGTGTCGCTGACTTCAGTTTCTAGTTCATCAGCCAATGGCTATCTCCTGCGCACGCTCGGCAGCGGCGGGGCACGGACATATCCGTCTTCGTGCGCGTATTCGGGCTTGGCTGGCTCTGGCTTGGGCTCAGGAATTGCCCGCCATGCCATGGATAGATAGCGGTAGGCATCTGCCAAGTGCGATGACCAGTCGTGGACTTCACTGGCCTTGAACGTCTTCTTGTCGTCGTCCCACTCTCGCCGATACTGCTCCAGCGCGGCAACGCCCTGCTCCTCGCAGCGTGGATGAAACACCGACCGCGCCAGCGTCTTACGGGCCGCGTTGATGCCATCCAACTTGCCGGCGAGCGGCACTACTTGAGGATGAAGCCCAAGCCCCTGCATCGTCTCGACGCGGGTGCGGCCTGTGCCCCATTCCTTGACCTTCGCGTCGTGAGGCACGAAGTCCGTGCCATCCTTCCAGCCGTGAAGCTTGCGGCGCTGCTCAACTATCTCCGCGAAGTGATCAACGCCGGCGCCCGACTGCGAATAGCAATCGAGAATGAAGACCTGCGTCCCAACGACCTGGAACCACCAAATTGAGGTATCATCCTTGACGCCGATATCCCAAGCCCGATGCACCGGTCTCGTCGGGTCGGCCTCGACTTCAGCAATGCGCCCTTCCTTGCGCACCGCAACCATTTCGCGGGCATAAAAGGCGCCGAGAATCGCGGCGTTGAAACTGCACTCGTACTCCTGTTCGAACTGCGCGCGACCTACGTCGTCGCCGTACAGGTCAATGTACTCGCTCAGGCTTTCTTCGAGTTGAGGAAGCGAAAGCGCCCCGGTGTCATGAATTGTGCTGAGTTCCGCAAAATAACGCGGGTTTTCAGCCATCATCCTCTTGTAGCGCTGGAATGTTGCGTGAGCGTGGTTCTTGCCGCGCGGCGTGGTGATGAACGCCGCACCACCGCCGTTTTCCTCCAGCATCGGACGGTGATAGGCCCATGCTGATGGGTTAGCGAGCGCCCATTCAGAATACGTGATGAACACAGGACCAGCGCCAACCGTGGCGTTGTATCGGTCTGATCCTATGCACTGCCATGTCGAGCCGTTCCGCAACTCAATGAACATCTCATCATTGAGTGTCCGGCGGCGTGTTTCTGGCGGGAAAGCCTCGTCAATGCGCCGCTTTCCTGTGTTGGCGTTGACGGCTTCCCATATTGCCTTCCTCGCTTGGGCATATTCAGGAAGGCAGTGCCAGTAGGTTCCAACGCGGTGATGCATCCGCTGATTTGCGGCACCGAGAGCGACTTCGTCCTTTCCCCAACGCCGATGCGCTATCTCTATTGCTCGGCAGTCTTGCGCATTGATGAGATGTTGGAAAAATGACGACTGATACCAGCGCCAGCGGCGGACAAAAGTCATTGCCCGTCCGGCTTCGCCTCAAAAATGTTCTGGAAGACAATTGGTGAGCCATCGGGGTTTGAAAGCGTGTGGTCCTGCTTATCCCGCCAGTTGTTCGGCTTTCGATTGGTCAACCACAGCTTTGCCGCCCCTGGATCGGGGGCGACGTGTTCGACGGTCGCAGCGCGAATGACCTCACCCTGAAACTGAAAAACCTTCTCACTTTCGAATGTGTAGCCAACCGCTCGATTGTAGAGCGCGCGCTCTACCCGTGTGTCGGAATTCTCCTTGCCAACTATGAGCGCCTGACAAAAATCTTCGTGGACATTCTTCCACCGATAGATTGTGCGAGTGTCCACCTTGAAGAAATCCGCCAACTCAAAGTCGGTAGCACCAAGTGCGCACAGCTTTGCTGCCTGCTCCGCATAATCCGGCTTGTAGTCTGTCGGCCTGCCTCGTTCGGCCATCACTGCACCGTATGGTGAGTAGCATTGCCGTCGCTGTCGATTTCGGTCACGACGCTTACGTCAGACCCCGAAGCAATATCCCATGCGATCTTGATTGCTACGTCTTCGGAAAGTGGAGCATAAACCTGATAGACGCCTGCGAGCACATCCAGCATTGCGTCTATGCCGTGCTTGGATGCGAAATCTGCGCAGGCAGTGACAAGATGTTCTGTGTCGTCAGGCATATGCACCTCACTCAGCCAAATCTTCGATAGCTTCCGAAGCTGCTTCGACTATCCGCTTGGCCTTGGTGACAGTGTATGGCTCATCGCGGTCCACGAGAGCACCGCCAAGCGTGACAACGTCAACAGCCGCAGATACCGGTAGCGTCACCGTATCAACGGCAATGCTGGCCACTTTGCCGATCCAATCGAACATGTGCGATGTCCTGATGTCTTGCCACTCTATGCGGTGGAAATGAATGGGCGTCTGAGCGGATTCGAACCGCCAACCTGTCCCGTTTGTCCCTCGGCCACCACGGCGTCATAGGCAGGACCGCTCTACCCTTGAGCTACAGCTTGACGAGATTGGTTAGATCCCGCTGCCCAACTCTGTCCGCTCTCGCGGAATTGGCTCCCCGGGGCGCACCCGCACTCTTCCGGGGAATGCTGTGATTTGGGCCTGGAACGCAAATCACCTGCATAGCAAAACACTACTCCCCGAGGTTCACCTCGTCAACCTATTTTCGCACAGCAATGCGTGTTTGTTGTGCGCTGCTTGAGTAACGCCACATCGCGCTCAGATCGTCCAGAAAGCCCCGTAGCGCGTCCATCAGCGAGAGTTGCGCGCGCTTCCCGTCCACCAGTTCATTGATTTGAAAGCCCTCTCCACAGACCTGAGAAACGAGCTTGTACCCCCTCTCCCCGAGCAATTCGCGGCAGCGCTTCAACTCGATACCGGCTTGCATCTGGCGAAGATCGATCGGTTCAGCAATCTGCCCCCCGTCCACTGGCTCCTTGGTGTAGTCGATGGCGCCAGCGCCTTTACCTCCGAGTGTTTCCCAAAGTTGGCGGAACCGCGTTGCCGACATGGCTTGCGCTTCGTCCAGCAGCTTGCGGGCAACCATGCCACCAACGGCACTTTCACGCGGATTGATGACAACCTGGATCAAGCGAGGATTGGTCTTGTCGCCGTCATGGGCGCGCGACCAGTTCGGGTTTTCAACGGTTGCTAGCGTGATCGTGGGCGCTTGTTGAGATTTGCGCTTTGGCTTTCCCATCTCATGCCTCTCTGTGCTGGCGGTCGAGCGCACTACGGCCCGGCAATGGATCGCCGCAAACCCGACCGGTCAGGCTGCGCGTATCTCTCGGGATGAATGCCATGAGCCTACGGGCCTGCTCATCAACCGCATGGCTGGAGACCATGTAGGTGAGCCCGGCCGCTTTTCGCGCCGCCGAAACCTCACGTGCTATTTGCAGATCGGCGGTCTTCGATTTGCTGCGCTTCGGAACGTTGTGGATCGTCATTTCAGGCGGCCTCCGATTTCCATTCTGACCAGCCCTGACCGTCGCCGGGCTGGATAAGGTTTTGGGGAACGCGGCTGCCGAGGATGCCGGGAGCTGGCCCCCACTCTGCCGTTGACCACTGGAGGCGTTCTCGGGCGAGGCGCAGGCGTTTCGCCCAGCGCTCATCATCGACATCCACGACTACCGGCTTAGTGACGCCCCTTCCCGCCTCAAGGCGTTGAGCATGCGCATCTCGAATGGCGTCAACGAAGTAAGCCCATGAGCCTGCCGGACGCTTGAGCCGCGACGCTCGGGAACGAACTGTCGGGAGGATATCGGTTTCGAGGTCAACGCCCTGAGTGATCAACTCGAGTATCGGCCCGACGACCAGCGCGCCGTGAGGTTGGATGTTTTCACCGGCAGCATCGAGCAAACGGCTCGTGAGCATTTCGAGATCGGCCGGTGGCAGCGCGCCAGAAACTACGCCGCTAGGTGTAGTTTCTTTCTGGTTTCTGGCTTCTGGCTTCTGGGCTTTATCAGGGGGGTTAACCCCCCGGTTTAGCTTTGGGTTGCCCCCTCGCTTGCCATTTGCCTTATCCTGATTTGCCTTTTCTTCGTCGCGCTTCATACGGCGAGAGTAAACCGTGCCGTTATCGTCGCGGCTGAACACGCCGGCTTGTTCAAGTTCGCCAACGAGGGCGCCGGCTTCCTTGAGAGATACGCCGGCAAGGGCGGCAAGCTGGCGTTCTGTCACCGGGTTTCCGTTCACCAGCAGATGACCGCGTGGCTCTGCTTCGTGCATGACACAAAGCATCTCGATCCAAAGCCCGCGCGCCGCCATAGAACACATGCGCAACGCCGGATCAGCGCGCCAGTCAGACGGGTAAAACTTCATCCATGGGCCGCTCATTGCAGCGCCCCGTTTCTCACGGCCGCGCAAGCCATGTCCGCGAAGAGCTCAACAGTTGCAAGGGGGCCGTTTCGCTGCTTGGCGATAATCAGTTCGAGCTTGTTCTGGCAGTCGATCAGCCTATCCGTTCGCTCAATCTGCGCTTCGGCAGAACCGCCTTTTTCCCGCTCTAGGTAGTAGGCTTCCCGGTAAAGGAACATGATGGTGTCGGCATCCTGTTCAATGGCGCCGGAATCTCGGAGGTCGGAAAGCTGCGGGCGCTTGTTGTCCCGGCCTTCTACAGCACGATTGAGCTGGGAGAGCAGAACAACGGCTATGTCGTACTCACGCGCCAGCCCCTTGAGCAGGCCGGTCATTTCCGTGATTTCGTGGACGCGGTTGCCTGAATAGCGAGACGATGCCCGAATCAGGCCCAAGTGATCGATGAAAAGAGCGCCAAGCGGAGTTCCAGCCTGTTGGCACTGCTCCATCATGATTTCGGTCTTCACGCGAATATCGGTGATGGAGAGCCCGGACTGGTCCTCAATCATGAGCGGCAAGTCGCGCATGTTGTCGGTCGCGGCAGACAGCGCCGACAGCGCTTGGTCATCAACCTTGCCGCGAATGATGTCGGAGTATGGGATTTTCAAACCGCGATCAAAGGCGAGGTCGGAAATACCGCGCGCGGCAAGTTTGTCGGCATCCATTTCGAGAGAGATGAAGCCGACGCCGACCTTAGATCGAGCGGCATTGATGCCCACCGAAAGGCCCAGTGTCGTCTTGCCCATTGATGGTCTTGCACCGATCAATGTCAGGTCGCGTCGCTGTATCCCTCCAGTCAGGCGGTTCACGTCTGTCAGGCCCCATGTGACGCCCGTAAGCCCCGCGCCGCGCTGGCGAGCGTCCTCTGCGGCTGTGAACGCATTTCCGGCGGCTTCCGCGAAAGCCAAGCGCGTCTTGCGCTTCGGACCGGCGCGAACGTCGGATGCGATGTCATCGAAAGTGCGTCCACATGACGTGATAAGCTGCATGGGGTCGCTGTTCGGATCGGCGGCGGCTTCTGCCAAAAGCTTTGCTTCCGCGACGATCTTCAACCGGCCGGCCTGCTCGACTACCTTACGCGCGCTGCGCTCAAGAAACCGGCCGCCGGAGATGCACCCGGCAACGAGGTTGGCGAGATAGGCCGACATGCTAATGTCAAGCCGCGCCTCCCACGCCCTCCGGTCTTCTTCCGGTATCAGCTTATAGATGATCGGCGGGGTGACCGAACCGAAGCGCTCAAAAGCCGACTGGAAATAGCCGAACAGGAAGGCGTGTATCGGCTCAACGAAATGATCGACGCGGACGATGCTGGATATACGTGGCAGTTCACCCGACTGCATGATGGAGCCAAGCAAGTCCTGCTCGATCTCGACAACGAAGCTTTCGGCCTTCGGCATTGCGGTCATGCAGCACCTCGCCGTGGAACTGGCAGAGACGCAAAGACGCGATTGATAGCTGTCCCTACCTGCTCCCAGGTATCTGCGTCAGCGGATTGGACAATGACAGTGCAGGGCGAGCCATCGTCTGCCCATTCCACGATATGTGCAAGAACCGTTGAGCGGGCATCACTGGCGATCACGCCATGCGATACGAGTAGATCGAGAACGCCCTTGAGATAGTTGTCGCTGTCGCGCTCGCGATTGTCTGGCGCGACAAGTCGAATAAGAATGCGAACCTGACCATCAAAAGCGGGCACGCGTTGGAGATTGAGCCGATATCCGGCCTCATCGCGCCATGCCTTGTATTGCGGGCTTAGGTCGCCTTTCCAGCGACCGCCACGAAAAAGACCATGTACGGAAGGCGGGAACGGAAGGTCGATGCGCGCAATTGCCATCATGCCACCGTCCATATGATCAAGCCAATGAAGACGGTCGCTATCACGAGCCCGACGAGGATCGCCATGACAATGCGGTGCAGCCTGTCGGATGGGTCGGGGCCGCGAAGATCGTCGGCAAAGTCGTGCTCGATCATCGCACGCTCCAGAAAAGTGCTATGAGGACGGCAGCAAAGGCGAAAGCAACGCCGATGATTGCGACCGCCTGCGGCCATGTCTGAACCGCCTGCTGCATGGATGAGATATCCTCAGGCGTCATCATTCACCCCTCAACTCAGGCGCGATTAGAAGGGCGAGCCATCGAGCGGAGCGCAGTAAAGAACGCGCTGTAGAAATCCGTTTCGTGGCCAGCCAAGAGAGCGGAGGCTTGGTCGATGAGTTCGTCGTTGGTGCGGAGTTCCTGCTGGCCATAAGACAACCCTGTCAGTTCTTCGAGGTCGCGGATTTCGTCCGCATTGAGGGTGATGCGGTCATCGGCGTACCAGCAGTCCTTGACCCGATTGGCGGTCCAGCGACGCTTGCGGTTGTCTCGCTTGCGGTCGTGGCGAAGGAGTGCTGAAATCGCGTGACGTAGGCGGATACCCGCCGATCCAAGCGACGGCGGTGCCACCCGCGACTGGAGCGCGAACTGCGCAAACTCAAGCGATGACATTTCTGATTTCTCCGATGACTTTTCGGACATTTCCGAAGCTCCTTGCTGCATGGTTGTGACCATGAACAAGGACAGCAAACGAAAGGTCGAAACTCTTGGTGAAGCCGCCGCGCGGTTGCTTCGCAGGCTTGAAGCGCGGCGGAATAGACCATCGGGCGAGATGCCCGAACGAATTGAACCGGAGGCGAGCAGCTCGGGGAGGAAAGCTCCTCAAGCCTCCGGTATCCGCGCCAACAGTCGCGGATTGGAATTGGAGGACGGGCAGCCGCTTTCGAGAGTTTCGATCTTGTGCGGTGAAACTACCAAGGATCGCGGCTACCCTAGCCTGGACGACGTCCTTGGTGCAGATCGCAACGGCAAGAAGCCGATGCTCCAGGTGTTCGTAATGCGCCGCAACGCCGTCGGCGCTCGGCTGGACGAAGGTTGGTTTCCTCGTCGCCTTCGTCCAGCCGTCTTGCGGGGCGCGAATGATAATAGGAAACATATTCGTCACGGCTCGACTCTCTTTTTGGAGCGATCCATGATCTCGCCAGTCAAATAGTTGATTTGCTGGGAGAGAAGCTGTTGTCCAAGAAAGCTATTGAGGTCGATAGGCCGAAGGGTGTTCGTGTAACCGACCCCTATCAAATACCCGTCACGTTCGTTAACGAGGTCGCCACCTGCGGCATTATTAATGGCGTCATGAACATGACCTTCGTCGTTGCTCGTTTCATGCCCGGCGAAGAGAAAACTGACGCGGACCTCGTTGTCGCATCCCGCCTTCGTTTCGATCTCAATACGGCAATTACGATCAGGAATATGATCGATAGTCAGCTTGCCATGCATGCGAAGCCTGAGGGGCCAGCGAACTGATCGCGTCGTCATGCCACCCTCTCTTCCTGGGAGGGGCCGAAGATGTCGGGGCGGAGATCGTGGCGAGAAATAACCGAATTGGTGGCGCGTTCGAACCCAAGCGACATTTCAGCGCTAAGTTGGCCGCCCTCTCGCAGAAGCAATGAAATGTACTGCTGCGAGCAGCCGACTTCTTTGGCGAGCCTGTTGCGGACCATGTACTCTTTCTCACGCCGAGATTTCGTCTCGGCTTCCATAAGTTCATCTGCCCACTGAGCAGCCTCGATCAACGCCGTACTCATGTCAGCCCCGGAAAGATTGTTTCCGATTTCGGAAATTCTTTTGTCGGACATGTTGATTTCCCTTCGGTACTTATGTGTCCGTCACAAGTACTGACTGAGCCGGTTGATCCGGCAGAAGGGGTAAGAAAGTGCAGTCGATTGGCGAACTCGCGCGCGGTGTCCTGGCAGACTGTGAGCGCGCGATGAGAGCCAACGGGATGAAGGTGTCGGGCGACCTTAGACGGCCCGAAGGAATAGAAAGGCCGGGAGCCGCGCGACAGACGCAGCAAGCTCCCGGCAGTCACATCACCGTGGGAGGACGCGGTGACGATCACGCTACGGCCAACGGAGAAAAGCGCAGCGGATTGGAAAGAGATCGGGGTACGGTGTCCGGTTGTTTCCTGACAGCCGCCGTACCCCTGAACGCGGGCGGAACTGACATGCCCAAAGATCGCGCAGATGCGCCCCACGTATTTGAAAAGCGCCGCAACCCCGCAGTCGGCGCTTGGCTGGGAGAGAGTGGTCCTCGTCACTCTCGCCCAGCCGTTTTGCGGGGAGCAAATGATAATCGCCGTCATGCCGCCCTCCCCGGCTTATTCAGCCAGAGTTGAGACGGGTCAAAGCCATCATCGGAAATTTCGCCCGAGGTAGTGGCAAGGGGGGCTTGGGGCTCTACCTCGGGCTCGGCAGGGAGAGGGTCTGCCGAATGGGAAAAGGGTGCCGCGATTTTGTCGCCCCGGCTCGCGGCGGGCTCTTGGGTGGAGACGCGGTGAAGAGGGACAAAGTCCTCACCATGCGACGAAGCTTCACGCGTGCGTCCCGCGCGAGGGCTGTTCAGACTGGCCCGGTACAGATCGCATATCGCATCAAATTCTTGGAGGGCGTCCTTGTCGCCAACCTGTTCGCGGAACACCGCGCGCAGGGCCTTCGTGTCGAGGCCTTGGCCGCGAGCTTCCGCGAACAACTCCTTGAGGTCGTCGGAGATGTTGCGCTTCTCTTCCTCAAGACGCTCCCAGCGCTCGAACAGCGAGCGGATCAAGTTGTCGGAGACGGTCGCGCTCATGCCACCCGCTCTTCTTGGGAGATCGGTGTTTCGCCAGCCATTTGGAGCAATAGCGCACGCGCGGTTCCACGTGGCGGCTTGCCATTCTCCCAACGCCAAACGGTTGAGAGATTTACACCAGCCAAATCGGCCAACTCCCTTTGAGTGAGGCCGCGATCAGCACGAATTTGTTTGATGTCCAAGTCGCTCATGGCGATGGAATATGCGTTATGCACATCGCTTCGTCAAGTCGAAACGCATATCGATAACGTGCAAAATGCACACCATGGCATTTGATGATCGTCCGGACCAGGCAAAGCGACTAGAAAAGGCGCGGGTAAACCGTGGCTTTCGCACAGCTAAGGAGGCGGCCCGTTTTTTCGGGTGGACCTACGAAACCTATATCCAGCATGAGCAAGGAATTCGAGGTATCAGCCGCGCCGCAGGCCGCTACGCAGAGGCGTTTCGCGTAGGGGAAGGCTGGTTGTTGACCGGTGAGGGAACGGGCGGCCCACCACCCAAGATCAGTGGAGAGAGGGCCGTAAAGGATCTACTTCGTACGATTGAGAATCTGCCGGAAGCTGCCGTCAACCCACTATGGCGCCTGATCAGCGGATATCTGGAAGACGCCGGGCAATCAGAACCAACCCCTCCTCCAGATCAAACTGTACTCGCCAATCGCCCCCGTACAGAAGCGCCATCGCGGTAGATATCTCTGCCGCCTTACGCTTGATAATCATCTTCTGATCGAGGGGAGCCCCCACACCGGCTGTATTTCTCAGGTCTGCGACTATTGCTTCGTTCCGCGCCTGCTGGCGCAGTTGATGATCCGCCAATTCATCTCACTCCCAAGCCCAATTCGGAATATAATAGGAACAAATTCCTTATCTTCTGTCAATCGGGCGTGCCCCCTCGCCACATGTCCAATTTTCGCCACAGGCCCTATCGTTTTCTTAACGTAATATTCCGACTTGTAACAACGCGGTGTGAATAGCGGGGATATGATACCGTACTTTGGTACTATCCTACCAATTAATGGAACGATTTCGGGACGTTAAGCTTTCGGCCATAAGGACGGGCCATGCCACAGTCCGAGCCGCCGAGCTTCCATATCCGGTTGTCAGCCGCCCTCATGAAGCGAATAAAACTCGCTGCCGTTGAGAATGATCGCAGCATCAACGCTGAAATTGCGGCACGAGTTGAAGGCTCTTTCGAGATATCAGACGCTGAACGCCGTCGGCTACGCGAGGCGCTGACTCAGGCCTTAGCGATTCTCGACAAAGGAGCTTCAAAATAGCTCGCCATCCTGGTTGATCTGGCCCGCCTCGTGCGGGCTTTTTCATGCCCATAGATTCGCACGGCTAAATAGCGACATCAAAATAATATGCCTTTCGCACATTTTCGCTTGACGATCTGATATGCATAATGCACATTGCTCTCATCAACCCAGCACGACGAGCACCCAACGGGGCGCCGATCTGCCGGAAACGATGGGAGAGACAGATGGTAACGATCACAGCACGAAACGACAGCTACGTCAGCGGCAAGCGTACCCGCCTCTGGGATGTCATTCGCGACGGCAAGATCGTCGCCCAGATGTCCAAGTCTTCCGAGGCCTTCGCCAAGTACCGCATTCTGGCCGGTCCTGTTTACCGCAACGACTTCACCAATCAGTCCGCCGCTTTGGCGTTCTGCGAAGCCCTGTGAGGGTCGACCGATGCGCATCAAGGAAATCATCGGCCAGCATCGCCGTGACTTCACCGCGATCTACGAATGCGACCATTGCGGCGAGACCCGCAAGGGCACCGGCTACGACGATGCCTACTTCCACGAGAACGTCATTCCGAACATGGAATGCAAGGCGTGCGGCAAGAAGGCGTCCGAGACCTATCGCGCGCTGACGACCAAGTACCCGGAAGGGATGCAGGTCTGATGAACGCCCCCCTCGCCCAAACCTTCGCCGACCTGACCCGTCCTCTCATGTCGATGGCCTCGCACGACCGTGCCGACCGTCTCGGTGACACGTGGCGCCACGCCTTAAGCGGCATCCGCGAGGATATCCGTTTCATCGGCCAGTATCGCAAAGTGATCGCTGAGAAGGATGAATTGCTGGCCGGAAAGTGGCCGCGTCACTCGGCAGCCTACGTCTCGGCTTGCCGCACCAATCTTGCAACGACGCTCAAGAGGTATACCGCCCGCGTCCGTGCCATCACCGAAGCCGAACAGGAAATGACCGCACTCGGCATTCCTTTCGCCACGTCGTCCGACGCTTGGGATGCGATGGCGATTGCGAACCGGAGGGCCGCCTGATGGAACAGACCCTCAAGCAACTCTGCGCCGAGCACGGGCTGACCGGCATCGGCGTCAACATCTTCCGGGCCGACACCGGCCCTTATGTGGGCGTCTACCTGCATTGGAAGCACGGCGAAGACAGCTGCTCCAGCGGTATCGGAGACACCTTTGAGGCCGCCATGGGTCAGGCCCTCACCGTCATGGCTGAGCGCCGCACACCGAGGGCCGCCTGATGTCGGCTCCCGTTTCCACCCGCGAAAAGCGGATCAAGTTCATCAAATCGTTCGGCTCGAATGCGCTCGAAAAAGCAATCACCGCAGCCGTCTACCGGATTGGTGCCGAGCATTTCCTGACCGACGAACAGCTTGACGAGATCGTCGAGCAACAGGCGCGAGACGCAATGTCTACGACCCGTCGTGTCATCCGTAACCGCAACGAGATCAAGGCCGAATTGGCCCGGTATCGCAACGATGAGGCCGCATAGCCATGGACACCAAGACCATCGACACGATCAAGGCGCTGCGCTCGGAAGCGGCCAATTTCGCCGGGTTCCACGAACTCTACTCGGCCAAGTATGCGCCCGACAGTCGTTGCGACAAGAAAGGCTACGGCTTCGGGATTGATAACCGGTTCTCGGCTTTCGAGATCAAGACCAGCTTCGACAGCCATGCCGGATATTACGGCAACTCGTCATGCAGCACGATCATGCGCGTCTATCACACCGATCTGGTCAAGCCGTTCCTGATCAAGGCGCTGAACGTCCACCAAAAGGAAATCTTCGCCACGGCTGCGCGCCTGATGCGCGAGGAAGCCTCTCGTCTGACCGACAAGGCAACCGCCGAGGTCGAGGCGATCCAGAAGATGCTTGAGGAGGCAAAGGCCGTCCTTAGCGTCGAGCCTGCTCCTGTCGAGGAGGTGGCGTGATGTCCGATCTCCTACGCATGGACTACATCAACCGCCTGCCCCCTCCGTTTCTGGCCCGCTTCTGTGGCGACAAGACATGGTGGCCGGTCAACGATTTCGAGGTCCAGACGGGCCTCATGCGGATTGACGTTTGCGGCAAACTGCAAGTCAAAAGCTTCGGCGAATGCATGGAAATCAAGGACGGAAATCTAAGCGTCCACGATCCAGAGACCTTCTACGTGGACTACGCGGAGACGTGATGTCCGCCCTCGACCACATCACCAACCGCCTGTTCCACAACCCACGCCTCGCATGCGCGCTGCTTTGCGCCGCGATCCTGCTGGCGGGGCAACTCGACGGGAGACTTCCCTGACCGCCTGACAACGAGGACACCACTATGACCAATATCATTCGCACAAAGACCAAAGCCCACGGCGGCATTACAGCCCGCGAGAAGGAATTGATGGACGAGCATGCCCGTCTCTGGATTTCGCGCGCCATGCGCACTGATCCAATCGAGGCTGACAAGATCGTCCCGGCTATCGAGGGCATCTACGCGGCGGCAGGATTGAAGCGCCCGCGCATCGTCATTGTTCCGTCGCCAATGGTCATGGCCTTTGCCTACGGTGCATCCGCAGCTATCTGGCACGCACAGAAGAACAAGGCGACCCGTCAGGCGACCCGTCAGGCGACCTATCAGGCGACCGATCAGGCGACCGATCAGGCGACCTATCAGGCGACCTATCAGGCGACCCGTCAGGCGACCGATCAGGCGACCTATCAGGCGACCTATCAGGCGACCTATCAGGCGACCTATCAGGCGACCTATCAGGCGACCGATCAGGCGACCGATCAGGCGACCGATCAGGCGACCGATCAGGCGACCCGTCAGGCGACCTATCAGGCGACCTATCAGGCGACCTATCAGGCG